TCCATGACTAAGTATAGCGTAATAAAGATGAACATTCCAGTCATTTGGATATCGAAGGGGTGATTATGCACTAATCCCCCAGTACTTCTCTCTGTAAATCCTTGATATTCCATTCTTGATCTCTGACTGCATCTGTTGTTTTTCTAAGTATTTCCTCTAAAGCTCTGAAGTAGGCATTTACTTCAGTCACCCGAGCATTAACATTAAACATCTCTCTTGTAAACTCTTCTTTATCTTGAGCGTATTTATCGAAGATAATTTGAATGTCTTTGTTTAACATAACTACTTGTTGCTTATTTTCTTCAATGGTTTCAGTTAAATTAATAATATATTTAACCGATCCAAAGGTAGCAGCCAGGATAGATACCACGATGGGTACGATAACGACCAGTTTACTCTTACTCAGATCCATTTTTTTTTAGCTCCATTTGTTTTTTGTGTTCTTGTTCCATAATCGCATCAAAGAGATTATCATTTGTTCGTTGTCTTTTCTCTTCTTTTTTAAGGAATTTCATATCTCTACATTTTTTAGCGACAAGTTCTAGCTCAGGTCCCATCTCTATGTTTCTATATTTTCTACAGATTTTAAGAAGTTCTATTTGCTGTCTAAGTTCGTATCTGTCTTCTTGTGCTTCTTTAAATTTTTTATCGCAGGTATGTCCAAATTTAAAACGAAAGTTTACTCCTACTCGGTACTCATGATCTTCATGAGAGCTTGAACCTCTATCAATGTAGTCCATTCCACCTTGTCTATATTCAACCCAAGGAGTTATATCACCAGCATAACAGTCACGCCAGTTTTGGCCGAGGTATTCGTTTTTAGCTTGTGCTTGGGACGCAAAAGCTCCAATAAATAAAATAGCAATAAGGGAAATTATAAAGTAACGCATCCATCTAATCAGCTTGTTTCTTTTTTCTCTTACCCTTCTTCTTGCCTTTAAGATCTTTAAAGTTCGATATCTCATTTTGTATTACCTCAATTTTCATTTTAATCACAACCATGTCTTGTGATAAGGAAAATGATCTTTGTAGTGACCATCCTCCGAGCGCTAATACAATAGCGAGTAAAGCAGTCATTCATTTATAATTTGTTTCTGTTCCGGAATCTTGACCGTATATTCGTAAGTCAATTGCTGCGCGTTGTCTTGCTCGTTGTTCAGCTGACAGCACTCTCCGTCTTCTTCTTTTTTTCTTGAGTGCATACCACAACATTTTTTTGGATCTATTGACACGCTTCACACTCTTCATGTTCACAGTTCATACAGTTGCAAACTCCATACATATCGCCATGTTCTTTTACCGAACAGTGACAATCACAATTACAATTTTTACATTTCGTCGGGTTCATTTTTTTTCTCTATATCATAAAAGAATTTATTAGTGTCAGCAGTCTTCCAATCACGACCATCTTCAACACTCCAGTTCTGAGTATTAACATCCCAGTCTGGAACATCATTCCTTACAGTAAACGAAGGAACGTGCCATAAAATTCTATTGTTTGGCTGAGCCGCATAATTACCGTTTTCCAACGCCATTATGTGTGCACACTTGTGCTCTTGCGGAATTTCTGAATGATCCGTATCAACTATATTACTCTCTGGGTGGCCCCAGTCAACTGTGAAAAGATAGGATCCTCTATACCATTTCTTATCTTTTCCTAGATATTTGCCAGCTGTTGTTAAAGCATCAAAAACAGTGACAGAAGGATAATAACTAAAGCAATTCCATAGCTCCAGCTCGTGAAGCTGCATCCTAGGAACGTCTTCGGCTTCAAAACCGTGTTGTATAAATGCGCTAAGCGGTAAACGATAGTAGACCCCACCATTTTCCATAAGTGCGTGAAAGAGTAGAGGACGCCCTGCCATCGATGCCAGGCCAAAAACCATGCAGTCTTCCACCTCTCCATGGTGTTTCTTGAGATCATATAAATATTCTCTCCTGATCTGACAATAGATCACAGGGATGTTTACATTTAAGTAAGCCATTTATCATAAAGTCCTATAATGCTGCGATTATTAAAATCACAAGTACAACTCCAGCACCGATACAAATTTTTCGGTGGTCTTTCCAGATTTGTTTAATTGTTTCCATCGTTCCTCCTATTTAATACTACCCCAATTATTACCGGACGCGTAGTCTACCTTATTTGGTATCCTAAGTCTAATTGCTTCTTCCATTATATTCTTTATCATGGAAGCCGTTTTTTCATCAGGAATAGAAACACACAATTCATCATGAATTTGAATATGCGGAAGTATACCAGCTTTATAAAGATTTACCATGGCTTGTTTAGTCATATCTGCTGCACTTCCTTGAACCAATCTATTCAATGCTCGGTAAGTAAAAGCTAAACGATAATGTCCATTAAAATTATTATATTCTTTATCATCTGGGTATTGTTCATGGTATTTTAATTTTGCTTGTTCTTTTGTTAAAACAGGGACAGGTTCATATTTATATGAAGTAATAGTTTGCCATTCTTTTTTTTCTTCATTATACTTTTTCTCCTCTATTTTTATTTCAATTTCAAATCTTCCTAGTTCAGCGTTCCACTGTTTGTCATAAGGTTCCCATCTATTAAATCTACAAAACCTATCCCCTAATGTGTAAATTAGTTCATGCTCTTCTGCAAATTCAATTAATCCATTTGATAATTCTTTAATAAAAGGAACTTTAGAATGATATTCATAAAATAAATCACGGGCCTGTTGTGGAGTAAGCTCTAATTCTTTTTGTAATTTCATTTTTCCCATACCATAAAATAATCCTAGGTTAATAGTTTTAGCCTGACTTCTAGGAATCTTAGCCATTTCGGCTACGATAGCATGGAAATCTGTTTTTGGATCGTGTCTATAAGCTTCGACCAATGTTTCAGTGCCTGGTAGTTCCCACTTCAATGCATAATTAACTACAATTCTAGGTTCTTGTTGAGAATAATCAAAGGATCCCCATTGACATCCTTCTTCAGGAATAAATATTTCGCGTATTCTTTTTCCAATTGGTCCCTTGGCAGGTACCTGTTGAAGATTCGGATTACTCATTGAAAAGCGTCCAGTCACTGTTCCCCCTTGATCTGATCTAATTTGATTTATGTCTGCATGAATTCTACCTTTATGTACAAAACTTAGTAAGCCCTCTACAAAAGCACTCTTTGCTTTATCACATTCTCTAGCTCGAGCTATCATCCTAAGATATTTATTTTTATGTGTTCTTAAATACTGTTTAGGAAGTTGAGGCATTCCTGACTTAGGGGTCTTTTTATAATCTGTAATCTTTTGCTGCTCTAACAAAGGTTTAATAGAGGCAGATGCCCATATCTCCACCTTGATTCCTGTCTCTTTGTGGATATCTTTTATGAGCTGGTCTCGTTCTGTTTCTAATTCGTTGCCAAATTGTTTCGCTTTTTCAACGTCTACGCGAACTCCTTTAAATTTCATATCCACAAGGCAAGGAAATAAATCTGTTTCTAATTTAAAAATTTTTTCTAGGTTTTTCTTCTCTCCTTCTGGATTAACAAAGAGAGTTTCTTTTAATTTTGGCTCAAATATATTCCACAGTTTTAAAGTTAACTTAACGTCTTGCTCAGCATAGTCCTTTACCAAACTGTAGGGAAGTTTATGCATATTGTTGAGAGGATCTTTAATACCATACTCTTTAAGGGACTTATCTTGAAGATCATATTTATATTTAGACTCTGTTAGATAATCTTTACTTATTGAATCTAAAGTGTATCTCATTCTATTTTCATCGATCACAGATGCAGCAATCATTGTGTCTAGCAATTCTCCTTTAGGCATCAGCCCACTTTCCGCTCTAATCCAACACACGTCGTACATTGCATTATGAAAAACTTTTTTAATATTTGAATTTTGAAATAATTTTTTATTTAAAATTTTCCAAGTATGGTTAGGATCTAAATTTCCACTCATAGCGTGTCGAATAGGGAAATATAAAGTTTGTTTACCGGTGCATACACCTATGCCACACACGTAACCAACGCCACGCACAGCTCCTGATCCTTTTGTTTTTAAATCTGGATCATAAGTTTCTAAGTCAACTGCAACAATATCAATTCCTTTTAAATCTAAATCACTAATATCAGGTGCAGTACACATTAGTCTTTTTTCCTTCCTAAGACTCCCCAATAATTAGGTTTGTCTAGAGGCCCTTTTTTAGTATCTGGTGTTGGCTTTAAAGTAAAACCTTTAGGTAAAGGTTTAACATGAGGTGTATCAGGATAATCTCTTTCTATAACCATATCAATATAGTGCTTAGCTTTTAACAAATCCTGCTTTCCTCCTTTATCTGCATGTCTGCATATATACTTTATTGCATTACCTTCTGCAAATAATAGTTTATTTTTATTTGCAAATTCGCTCGGTTGAATTTTAAATTTTAAATAGTGAGCGCCACCTATCTGCTTATCATATGGTCCCATATCTTCCTAACTCCTTTCCAGTTTCTGATCTTAATACCCATACATCATAAATACCTCTACTAAACATTGTGTACTCTAATCTTAATTCAACAAATAAAGGCTCACGCTTTTCTCTAAATAAACTAAGGTCTCCTACAACATTATCAAAAGTAGTTCCTTTTATTTTATGGATACTTCCATACTTAACTCTTATCTTTCCATCAAAATCAAATCCGTTCTTTAGAACTCTTCTAATGTAGAACATTCGTTCTTGATGTTGTTTTACATCTAAACCTTTCGCACGTTTTCTTAATAAATCAAACTGCTTAACAAGTTTGGCTTCAGGTTTTAAAAGTTTTTTCTCAATAAGTTCATCAATAGTATAATCTTTATTTATCCAATCTTCAAATTTAAAAGTACCTTTACCAAAAACTATAGCCCTACTTCCTAAATACTCCCAAAAATGTTTTATTTGTTTTATATTTTTAGGAGCATTTTCGGTAAAGCTTGGCCACTCATCATGACATTTTAATTCTTTAAGACTTACATGTGCTGAGCTTGTGATGTGAGCATACTCTATTCCATATTCATGGAAAAATTGTTTAATTCTTTTGTCGCTTGGCTTACCTCTGTACGCAAAAATAAATGTTTGATCGGTGTTTTTTATTTTATCTAAAAGTTTTTTTAAACCTAAAGAAGGACGAAGATCAGGTAAAGAATAAATGTTTCCTTCAATTTCTGGAGCAGGTAACCATGTTCTAGTATATCCGTAATGTTTCCAGATAGGAGCAATGATTTGTTTACAAAATTTATTAATGGCTTTC